CTAAGCTGCTCAAATCTTTGTTGTGATTGATTATTAACTTCTCTCAATTCATCTATCTGTCTAGTCAACTCATTTTCTTCTTGAGCATGTGATTCTCTTTCTTCTGGTGTCATTTCTTCAATTTCGTATAGTCTATCATCAAGTTCTTGATATCTTTCCATATTCTCTCTATTTTCTCTCATTAAAGATTGTAGTTCAGCTAATTTTCTTTGTTTTGTGTATCATCGGCAGGTTTTACAATAGAATCACCTCCTTTTTTATTTTTTCTACTCTTTTTATAAAAATTAGAAAACAATCCTGGAACGAATTTTCCCATTTTAATTTGTAAAACATGTTTTTTATGAATTGGTTTCCTAAATGTTGATATTTTTTTACCTTTATGATATTTTGTTACACTTTTGTAACCTTTACCTCTTTTAATTGTAACCTTACGCACTGTTTTTCCACCTTGTTGAATTTTAGTTTCGGTATTTTCATAATTAAAACTATCCATAAAATAAAGATAGAAAATAATATTATTTAATATAATTATTTAATATAATGGATTCTAATAAGCTAGTTCATTTGTTTCATATTATAATTGTAGGAGGTTTATTTTTATATGTAGGAATAGTTAGAGATAAAATATACAAATCTCTTTTTCCAGTTTTATTATTTTTAGGATTTATAATAATATTTTACCATTTATATAAAGTTTATGTATATATAAAAGCAGACAAGGGATACTGGGTAAATTTAATTCATATATTTATAGTAGGACCTTTATTAGTTTATATCGGATATTATGGAGAGAAAACTTCAAGAAAATTTTTTGAAATATTATTGATGTTAGGTTTTGCTTCTATAGGTTATCATCTATACTATTTATTTTAACAGGGAGTATCAATCCATTTTTTTGTTACAACATCTTTTACGCTCTCTAAAGCACCTTCAGTCCAACCTTGATTTCTACTTACTGCTTCACCTACAACTAAAATACCTTTTTCAGGATGTTGAGCTTTGTCAATAAATTCTTCTCTCGAACTATATAACTCTTTATTTAATGGTTTATAATAATGAGTTCCAATTGGCCAATAATAGTCTTTAATAGCTATAATATGTATTGAGTTATTAGGAATACCTAATGATTTTTCTAAAAGCGTTTGATATAATTCTCTATTTTCTCTATTATTTTGTAAATGTTTTTTAAGTGAATTTGTATTATTGTTATCATTATAAGCAATCATATATACGCCATTATCAGGATCCATTGGAATTATTTTTTGAAGCGGTCCTGGTAAAAATGTAAAACCTTTAACATATTCTTTCATTATTGGAATAGAACTTTTTGTAAGCTTAGCATATAATCTTAAAAATGGTTGTCCCTCAATATCATTATAAATTTTCTGAGGTAATAACTTTCTAATAGTGTCAATTGTAGAGCCAATAATAACCTTGTTACATAAATATTTTTTGCCATTTTCAACATCAATTAAAAATTTACAAGGTTGTTGTTCAATTTTAGTAATTTTAATTACTTTACTCGAAAATTTAAAGTGTTCCATTCCTATATAATTATAAAGTTTTAATACAAGCTTTTTCCATGGTACACTAAATGCCTTCCAACAACAAGAATTATCATCCATTCCATAATAATACAATGTTTCAAAAGCGTCTTCATTTTCATAATCTGAATATCCAGATGAAATAATAAATTTTTTGTATTCTTCAATGCCTAGAATATTGGTAGCAAATTGTTTAAAAGTCAATTTAACATCCTTAAAATCATTATATTTTTTTCTTAAAAGATTCATTATCTGATTAATATCAACACTTTGTATCAATTTAGACTTTTGTGGATTAACAGTATATTCAGGAGTATCAAATTTAAAACTATGCAATAGATTATAAAGTAATTTATCTTTTTTTTTTCTTCCTATTCCGGCTCCAGTAACAATTTCAGTACCATAGAAAACATCATTGCTAGTTCTACCTCCTATCCAGTTTTTTTTATATTTTTCTAAAATTATAAATGATTTGCCTGGAGAATATTTCAAAATTTGATAAGCACTATATAATCCAGACATACCACTTCCGATAATAATTATATCAACATAATTCATTTATAATACTCTGATATAATTATTTAATATTTTTTTTAGTTTTATTGTTTTTAGTTTTAGATAGATTAATAGTTTGTTTTTTTTTACAAGTAAATTTTCCGCGAGTAAACCCTTTATTATTAATAATAGTTTTTGTACAAATTCCGATAGATCTGGCTTCATTTTCTTTATCAACTTTTTTAATACAACGGCATAATTTATTAGCTAATAATTTTTCAGCCTGATTTTTAAGCAGTCGTTTTGATTTAGGTATGGGTTTATTATAATACTCTAAAATTTTCTTGTAATCATTATTTGTAAGTTCAGACATAATCTATATATTTTACAAATAAAATAATTATAATAATTCAGTAAAAACTAGGATTATTTGAATTACGACGTGTTTCGTTTGAATTATAACGAGTAAACATATTATGTTCATCGTAATTATTGTAATTCTTAAATTGTTGTGGAATTTTTTGTTGTGATAAAAATAAGTTATTAATTTGTTGTCGATAACGAACATCATTAACCGACAATTTTAGTTGTTGAATTTCGCTCTCTAATTGAAGTAATTTTTTATAAATTGTAGTATTGTCAACAATATAATTATCAGTATTTTTCTTTAATTCATTTAATGATGGTTTATCTAAAGTTTTTGATTCTTGTTCTTTTTCTACTGCTGGTTCTGTAACAGATGCTGATACAAATTCACCAAATAATTCATTATTTTCCATTAAATATTTGTTTATTATATTTTTAAATACATATTTCTCAATATATATTAACAATGAAAATTGTAGTTTTTGATTTAGATGAATCCCTAGGATATTTTACCCAATTTGGTATTTTCTGGGATAGTTTAAAGGATTATTTAAAGAAAAAAAATAAGAGTGAATTAACCCAAAAAGAATTTGATTTAATCCTAGATTTATATCCAGAATTTTTGAGGCCAAATATAATAAATATTTTAAACTACTTAAAGAACAAGAAAAAGACTAATTGTTGTAACAAAATGATGATATACACAAATAATACTGGACCAAGAGAATGGGCTAAAAATATAATAAGCTATTTTGAAAAAAAAATAAACTATAAATTAATTGATCAAATAATAGCCGCATTTAAAATAAATGGTAAGCGTGTAGAAATATGTAGAACAACACATAATAAGACTCATAGAGATTTAATAAAATGTACAAAAATACCGATCGATGCTGAAATTTGTTTTATTGACGATTATTTTTATCCTGAAATGACTCACGATAATATATATTATATAAATATAAAACCATATTATTATGATCTACAATTCAGTGAAATTTTATCACGATTAAAAAATTCTGAAATAGGTAAAAAGATAATAAATAATGATGATGAGTTTGATAGTTTAATAATGGACCATATTAATTTATTTAAATATGTTGTTGTAGATAAAGACCAAAAAGAATATGATATAGATAAAATTTTAGGTAAACATATTATATCACATTTACAATTATTTTTTAGTCGTTCAAGTAAAAATAAAACTGTAAAAAATAGGATTAATAAAAAAAATAAAACATACAAAAATATTAGCTCGATATAATTATAATTTATTTACAATTTATTTACAATTTATTTACAATTTATTTACAATTTATTTACAATTTATTTACAATTTATTTACAATTTATTTACAAATTGTTTAACTTTTATTTTTATATCATCAATATATTCATTTAAATATGTGGTTGTTAAAATAAATAAACCAGCACTAAATGATATTTTACGATCTAAGTCAGTAAACTCATAATCACTTCTAAATGGATTAAAACGCCATATTAAAAATAAACATATATAAATTTTAACATAAAAATCTAATAGTTTTAAATATTTAGGTGCCGATTGACTCAAACCTAGAGACGAAATAATGAGTAAAATATATGATATATAAATAATAATGTCGAAAGTTTTTTCCTGCCAATAATTAAGTTGTTGTTTATTCATAATATATGTAAATAAATTATATTATGAGTTAGTGTTTTTAAGCTTACTTTGAATTATTATTTTCATAAATTGCTAATGTTCTTGCGCTTGGGTCTTTAGCAGAAGTATATTTAGGCATCCAATAATATGGTAATATATGTGAACAATTCGGATAATTTTCTTCAAAAATTTTTTTATAATATGTTTTTTCTGATTCAATATTAATATCATATATTTTATCTTTTAAATCTTCTGCTTCATTATTTAGTTTTTCTGCTATTTTTTCTTGTAAAATAGTAAATAACGACCTTTCTTTAGAGCTAACACCATCACTAAATGCTTCTTTTGTTCTATACAAAACACTATCAGGTATTATTTGTCTATAGAGTGAATCTTGAAAATTTTTTATTCCAAAACTGTCTCGTAATAAATATTTTTCGCAGCGATTGAAATTTCTATGATTTCTAAAATAAGCTGGAATTGATAAAACATAATTAAAAAAAGTTCTATCTAAAAATGGTGTTCTTGGTTCAAGACCGTTTGAAGAGATTGATTTGTCTGAACGCAATACATCAAACAAATGAATATCTTTTAATAACCTTCTAGTTTCTTTATCAAATTCGATATCATCAGGACATTTATTCATATATAAATAACCACCAAACAATTCATCAGAACCATCACCGTTAAAAATAACCTTAGCTTCTGAATTAGCAGCAATATATTTACCAATTAAGTAGTTTCCAATACTTGCTCTAACTGTTGTTGTGTCATAACTTTCAATAGCTTTTATAACTTCAGGAATAGCATCAAACATTTCCTTTTCAGTAACAACAATCTCGGTGTGTTTTGTACCAATATAATCAGCAACAATTCTTGCGTACTTAATATCTTCAGATTCTTTCAGACCAATACTATATGTTTCAATAATTTTATCATGTTCCCTAAAATAATTAGCGACTAAAGCAGAAATTAAACTGCTATCAAGACCACCACTAAGTAAACAAGCAACTGGTCTTTCAGTAGTTGTGCATCTTTTAATAACAGCAGAATTTAATTGGTTACTTATATTAGTTAAAAAATCAGAAATCATTTTATTAGTATCTTTAGTTAATAATGTATGAGAAAATGAAGGAATAAAAAATCGTTTGTTTTCAAAAACAGGTTTCCAACATGATTTTATTTTGCTTCCAAATTTAAAAACAGAATATGTGCCGGGCTCAAATTGATCAATTCTATAATGTTGTAAGTTCGTATTGTAAAAATGTTCTAAGCATTTTAGCTCTGAAGCAAATCCATATAAATTATAATTATCACTTATATTATAAAGTTTATATAATGGTCTAACACCTAGTGGATCTCTCGCTATATATATATAATTTGTTAAATAAGGTATATTTAGACGGTTATCAAACAAAATAAATGAATAAACACCATCTAACATATTTAGTGTTTGTTCGATACCATAATTCACAAATAAATGAATAATAACTTCGCAATCAGAATCTGTTTCAGGTGTGATGTTCATATATTTATATAATTGTTTATAGTTGTAAATTTCTCCATTACATATTAATACAACATCTTTATAAACAATAGGTTGATTGGAAAATTCATTAAGACCATTAATGGCCAATCTATGAAATCCTAAAATCATTTTCATATAACTATTATCTAATTTAGAAAATTCGGGACCACGATTTTTACCTTTTTCAAATTGTTCAGCTATAATTTCATTGCTGTTCTTATCATTATTATTATTATTTAGAAGTGAAAAAATACCACACATATTTACTAATTATAGTATTTATTATTAATTCTTTAAACTTTTTTAATAATATATGTAAAAATAATAATATACAAATATATCAAATGGAAAATCCTTACCGTCAATCACAAGAATGTGTTTCAGAAATTCATAAAGACACTAATAAAAGAATTTATAGCAGAAATATACCATCACAAATATTACAACCTTATATAGATGTTAGACCTGTTATGACAAAATATTCTTATTTTCCTATAGTTGATCCTAGAAAACCAATAAATGTCCCACTTCAAAAAATGCCTACATATAATGTAAACACAACATTTAATCCAGGAAATACTCAATCTCCTTGGTCAGGTTTTGCTTCAAATATAAATAAAGAATCTGAATTAAGAAACCAGATTTATGCTCTTCAAAGTTGTAGTCAAGCTGTTTATGTTCCTAGTTCAAATAGTGATTTATATTCATATAAATTTCAAACACCTAGTCAACCAAACCCACATCAGTTATTGTTTCAAGAAAATTCATTTGAACAATTTAACCCAAATCCTTCCCCCAATTTATGTGGAACAGATATTTTTTATAATAGCACAAGATGTCAAGTAAAAGATATGACAAATCAAAAATGTTAAGAAATTTACATTAAATAAAAAATAATAAGTTAATTTTATAATTTTTATTTTAGAAAGTTAATTAAATGAAAATTATAACTGTTTCTTTGCTATTTATAATAGCAACTTTTGGAGAGTGTTTTATAAAATTATCATGTAATAAGATGACAAAAAAATATATGATAGCAAAAAATAAAGAAAGTAATTTATATATTCCAAAAACTGATAATCAAAAAAAATATGATAATATTTTAGCGCAAGATAGTGATTATATGTTATCTGTTGTTGGACCACCTGGTACAGGTAAAACTTTATTGGCTTGTGTAAAAGCTATTCAAAAATTAAAAGAAAATAAAATAGATAAAATAATTATTACTAGACCTATAGTCTCAGTTGAGGATGAAAATTTAGGATTTTTACCAGGTAATTTAGAAAAAAAAATGGATCCATGGACAAGACCAATTTATGACGTATTTCTAGATTTTTATTCAAAATCCGAAGTAAATAATATGATACTTAATAATAAAATTGAAATATCACCATTGGGTTATATGCGTGGTCGCACATTTAAAAATTCTTTTATATTAGCAGATGAAATGCAGAATTCAACACCAAACCAGATGTTAATGTTATTAACCCGTATAGGTATTAATAGTAAAATAGTAATAACTGGTGATTTACAGCAAAGTGATATAACACATAAAAATGGATTAAAAGATTTAATCTTTAGGTTAAAAAATAGAAACATACCTAGTAATTTTCATTTAATTGAAATGGATGATTTAGATATTCAACGCAGTAATACAGTAATAGATATATTAAAATTATATAATGACAATATAAAGGTCGAAGAAGTAAAGGTTGAAAACAAAAAATATGAATTAGATTTAATTAAAAATGTAACAGATAATGTAACAGATAATGTAACAGATAATGTAACAGATAATGTAACAGATAATAAAGCTATTATCAATAAAGAAAATAATATATCAGGAAAAAAGTATTACATATCAAATAATGATGCCGCTTTAATACCCTTGAAGGATATATCAAAATTTTATAAAAAATTATATTAATTTAAATTAAATTATTTAAAATACTTTATTTTAAATAACTATATGTCGCAATCACTGGTAGATCAAATAACTTTAGATTGTTTATTAAATAAAGAAGTAATGGGAAAACATCTTATGAAACAGAGAGAAAAACAAATAAATAAAGAAGACTTGAAATTTTATAGAAAACGCATATTTAATTTATTTAAAGAAATAATAAGCAATAATCCACCAAGTGATTTATCACCAGATGTTAGATATGCTTATGATACTTTTATAAAAGCTTCAATAAATTATTTCAAAGTTATAGACAATAATGATTTATTACAAGAAGAATATAAAGATATTGAACAAAATGAAAAAATAACAAATGAATTAACAAAAGATTTAGCAGAACAAACTAAAATTTCTCCTGAAGCAGATAAATTAATAATGCGTTCAGTTAAAATGGATATACCTACTTTAGATAAATATGTAAAAAGAACTTATCATAAAAAAAAAGAAAATATTATTTTACCAAAATCTAGAGAAGTAGATATAACAAATCCAGAATTAAAAAATAAAGGAATAAAAAAGAATATCACTAATATTTATGAAGACAATCAAAAAAATGAGGATGAAAAAAACACGTAAAAATAATAGTAAAGGAAAATATACAAAAAATAAACGTGTTAAATATGGTGGTTTTAATAGAACAAAAAAATTCAAAAAAATAAATTGTAGTCCAAAACCAAAAGGAAAATTAAATGATTTTACTTGTTATTCAAATGAAGCTCTTATTGAATTAAGAGATCATTGGAATGCTAGACATCCAGATGTTAAAATAACCACAAATTCTCCAAAAGAAATACATAAAAAAATAAGTGAGAATCTTAAAAATATATGTAATAACGAAGCTTGTTGGTTAAAACAGAAATCTATTTTTGGCAAATTAGAAAGCGAATTAGCAGACTCATTTGCTCCAGAATCACCACAAGAATGGAAAAAAAATCCAAATGAATGGCTATCAAGTACAGATATTATGAAGGTTATGAAACAATATGAAAAAGCATACAAATGTTTTGATTTTATAGGTCCATCACCAATTGATTTTGATACTAGACAATTATACGGTGAATGTGTTTGGGAAGAGTTATGTAATTTTAATTTAGAAAAACTTATTAAAAAAGGTAAAACTAAAATAGGAATGATTTTCAACACAGACCCACATAATAAACCAGGACAACATTGGATATCAATGTTTATAAATATTAAAAAGAAACAAATATTTTTCTTTGACAGCACTGGAGATAAGGCTCCACATGAAATAAAGGTATTAATTGATAGAATTAAAGAACAAGGAGCTAATATGAGTCCACCTATTGAATTTAATGTTGATAGTAACGAAGGAATAGAACATCAATATGGTAATACCGAATGTGGTATATATTCCATATTTTTTATAGTACATATGTTAGAAGATACTATGACTGAACATTATTTAAAAACTCATATACTTAAAGACGAATATATGCAAAAATTTAGACATATTTATTTTAATGATTCGTTATAAAAATATATAAAAATACGATTGTATTATTATATATTTAAATGTCATTAAAGCAATTTGTTCAAAAAGATAATATTAAAATGCTATGGGATGTCATAAGTGACGAAGATATATTTAGATTTCTTACATACGATATTCAAGAAAAAATATATCAACTTTTTATGAATAATATTAATGGATTTTTTGAATTAGAGAGAACTAAAACGAATTCATTAGTCGAATTAAATAAAAAGTATATTATAATAATACTTAATCATATCAGAAAAACATATCCACATCAACCAAGTAAAATAAAAATACATAATGAGCAACCAATTAAAGAGACAATAACTTATGAAGAAATACAAAATGATCGAAGATCTCAATTTGATAAAGAACTTACAAAAGTTCAAGAGGAATTTGAAGATTTTATGACTATTAAAGCTCCACCTGTTCCAGAATTTGCTGATAAACAAACAGATAGACCAATTAAAGAAATGGATAAAATTCTTAAAGAAATGCAAGCACAACGTAATTATGAAGTCGAAGAAATTAATAAGAGACATACTAGTAGTTCTAACAATGTCGATAATTGGTTAAAACCTCAAGAAACGTCTTTAAAAAATGAAAAAAATGGTTCAACTGATAATAAAAAAGAGCAACTGGAAAATTTCAGACGATTTAAATTTTTAAATGATTTTGAATCAGAATTATCACCAAATAATTCTAAAAAAAATGTTTCATTTAGTAACAATGATGAAATTAATACATTTAATGAAGAGGATGAAGAAGATGATAATATATTTTTAAAACTCAAAAAAGTAAAGGCTAATGAAAATATCAAGTTAGAAATTCAAGATAATATAATTGACAATAAAATAATTGACAATAAAATAATTGAGAACAAAAAAAGTGATGACAGAATATCTGATCTAGAAAAAAATATTATTTTATTAAATGAAAAAATGGATAAAATATTAAGTTTTCTAATTAAAACTAATTAATAATTTATTTACAAAAATACATTATTAATTAATTAATTAATTAATTAACCAACTGTTTAAAAACTTGTTTTCCAGTCTCATCAGTTTCAAGTGTACCAATTTGTAAAGGAATTCCATTATCATATGATTTTTTATCATATATATTTAAAACAGTTGGACTAATTCTACGATATACAAATAGTGTACCATTAATTGTTATAGTTTTACCTACCCATTCGAAAGCTACTTTATTTGCTTTAACGGTAGTATCATTTTGTTGTTCAGCATAATCAGGTACATACGAGTATTTATCAATTGTTGGGTCGCCAAAATTAACACATTTACCATTTGAATATATATAACAATCAAAAGATGATTCTTTAATTGCGTCTGTTAATTGATTTGTTAAATTAGCCTTAATTTCAGAAAGTTCAAATAGATATTGATCACTTGTTTGTGGAACCTTTGGTTTGCTCTTACTTAAATCTTTTCTCTTCAATTCAATAGCCTCATCAGATTTTAATTGTTCTTCAGTAAAAACCATTATATAAACAAATACTTCAACTGTTTGTAATGCTAAAGGTAAATCTTTATGACTACAAATACGTCTTGCTCGACCAATAACTTGTTCCGAACGCACTGGATGCCAATAAGGGTCCATTAGATGAACGTATCTAGTATTGCGTAAGTTAATACCTTCTGAACCAGATGATGTGATCATAAAGACTTTAATAACCTCACCCATATTATTATTCCTATGTTTACTTTTCAAAGCATTTCCAATACTATCAGGAATATCATCCCATTCGCCGTTATAAATTTTTCTTATGATTTCTTTCTCTTCAACAGTTTCTGTACCAGTATATAATCCATATGTTGGTTTTCCTAAATCAACTTCAGGAATAGTTATTTCCCACATTCCTAATGAATTCTTTTTAATTTTAAATTGTGTAAAACCATTTTTATTTAAAACTAGAGTAAATAATCCTATACCTTCAGCAGTTCTAAATTGACTATAAACTAAATGAAGACCAGCATATTCTGGATCTAGAATATTTTCTAAAACATGTAAAAATTTTGGACTATATGTTTGAAGAGCTTCTGGTGTAGAAAAATCATTTGAATGTTCATTCATATCTTTAATCTTATTCTCTAAGCGTTCCATATATGTTGTTCCTCCAATATCATTTAGTACTTCATCACCTTCAACTTCACCTAATTTATCATCATTTATATCTTGTCTAGACTCTATTTTTTTTCCTTCTTTTAAAGCAGCAACCATATCAGTATCATCTTGTTCATCTTCTTTTCCTTCTTTTCCTTCTTTTCCTTCCTTTTCCTCTTTTTTATCTTCAGTTTTTTTCCTTTTCAAAGGTGTTGGTCTGTCAGGAATAATAAAATTACAAAACAAACGAGAGAAAATACGATATGTTGATGTTTTTTCTTTATAATCATCAGATATAGATTCAGCAGGTTTCGACTTTTCAACCTTACGTTCTTCTACGCGTGCTGCTTCATATAATTTAAATTGAAGATTGCTCATTGGAACTCTAACTACATGATAATCAACACCAAGTTGTTTATTAAATCTTGGCAACAAACTCTCTTGCGCACTTCTAAAATAAGAGGATAAACCAAGGATTCTTCTTTTGAGAGCATCAGAGTTCTTCAATTTTCTATCTTGTTCATCAATATATCTTAATACAAAATCATCAAACTTATCAGGTAGAGCTTTCTTATATTTAATTTCAATTCCTTGAGGAATAATATCTATATCATTTCTCCTAAGAATACTTATTATTTTTCTCTCAAAATCATCATCAGAAATAAAATCTGTATCAAACTCAATTTCACCTCTATCTGTTTTTTTTGTATTTGATACTCCTTGATATCCAGACTCTTTTTTAATTTTATTGTTAAATCCAAATGGATTTTTAGTAATTGTTAAAATTTTACTAGAAGGAGAATAATCAAGATAATCTAGTGATTTAACACCAATTAACATTTCATGTAATGAATCTTTATCTATTTTTTTTGAAGTCTGAACTACTAGTGGTATTTTCCATGTTTTAATGTAACCTCTTAATATATTAAAAAGAATACCAAACTCATTTGGATAGTTAATAACTGGAGTACCAGAAAGTAATATAATTCTAGCATTTGTAGCACTTAAAAGCATTTCATACAATTTAGTAGATAAATTTGTAGGTAATCTCTCTTTTTCACCTCTTTTATTTTCAGCTATAGGTTTTTCCTTTTTTAATTTATTAACAATTCTACTAATAAAATTATGTGCTTCATCAATAATTATTACTGAATTATCAAATATATTTTTTGTATAATTTGATGTCATCTCTTCTAATCTTTTTTCACGAAGACCATTATAGTTAATAAATGTGTATTTTTGTCTAATCATTTCATCTAATTGTGATTCAAGAATTTGTCTATTCGTATCACTCAAATCATCGTAATTAGATTTCTTTTTTATGTTTACGAAAAATGCTCCTCCATTTCTTCGAATATATTCTTGCGGTAAATTTAAGATAGCTGAAATTGTTATGATGGATTCTGGGTGTTCTTCAACTGATATCCATTCCCAAAATTGATTTTTTTTGTATAATAGATCACCGCATTTTTTCAACTCACCAATATAATTTGCTCGTAAAGAAGCAGGTGTCATAATAATTATACTTTTAGAATCTTTCATACCTTCAGCAATTGCTATACTAGTACATGTTTTTCCTGAACCTAAACCATGATATAAAAGCAAACCTCTATAAGGTGTATATAAATTCATATAATCTCTTACAATCTTTTGATGGGTTAATAGAGAGAAATCAGATGAAGTTTTTCCAATAGTATCACAAGAAATATTTTCTTTATTTTCTTCTAATTCACGTTTATATGGTTCGAATAAGGAATTTATAAAATTTACAAAAATCTCTCTATTGTTCATTATATAACTAGAAACTTTAATATTTACAGGAGGTAATTTTTTAGGTAGTCTTTTATTTAGATCTGTATCTCCCATTTGAACAACAACCTCAGATCCTAAAACAGCTACACCTTTTTCAGGTTTTTTAGTTATTCTTTTCTTTTCTTTTGGCACTTTTATTTGAATAGTTTCACCTTCTGGTATTTCTTTAAATTCAACTTTCTTTTTAGGTTTCATGATAAATTCTTCTTCTTCTTCTTCTTTTCCTTCTTCTCCCTCTACATTAGGAATCTCTTCAGGATTCTCTCCAACTTTCTCTTCATCTTCTTCTTCAATAATTAAAGGCTTTTTAATATCTATTCTTTTAGCTTTTTTAACAACAGGACCTAATAATGGTTCTACTGTCTTTTCTTGAATATCTAATGTTTCTTTAACAGTGACTTTAGTTTTCTTACTTTCTGCTAATTTTTTTAATAAAGCTTCTCTATCATAACCTTGTTGAGTTTTATCAACTATAATAGGTAGTCCTTTTTTTACATTTTCACCTTTTTCTACTTCTTCCCCTTCTTCAAGATCGGATATTTTTACATCAGCAGGTAAAATACCTTCCATTTCTTGTATTTGTGATATTTGTTCACCCAAATCAGTTACACCTTTTTGAAGTTGTTCTCCTAATGTTTTTTCTTTCTTCTTTGTAGTTGCTGCTACTGTTTTTCCAGGTTTTTTCTCTCCTTTTATAACAACAGCAACTCTTTCTCTTTCTTGAACATCTGGTTTTACCATTAATTTTTGTTTAATTTGTTCTAAATGATTCATTTACTTATATAATTTAAATATATAAATTTTTATAATTTTACATATGAAATATATTAAAGTATTTTAATAATTTATATGGAAGTAATTTACAAAAACAAATTAATCAATAATAATGAATTTTTAAAAGTTTTAGATACACAATTAGAACCTAATATTAAATTGAATGTTAATCCAAATAAATTATATTCATTAATAATTTACGATCCTGATGCGGTTAATGGAACACATATACATTGGGTGTTAGTTAATATTACAAATAATGATATTAAAACTGGTAATATTATAATTCCTTACAAAGGTCCAGCTCCTCCTCCTAATACAGGTAAACATCGTTATATTTTTGAGTTATATGAACAAAATGGAGAGAATAAATTAGAAAAAATAAATGAAAGGATATTTTCTATTAATGAAATAAGAAATAAATTAAACGTTGAAAACCCAATATTTAAAATACAATTCATAAGTCAAAATGAAAGTGGCGGAAAAAAACGAAAACGCAAAACAAATAAAAAAAAAATTAGAAAATCAAAGAGAACACGTAGACATTAAAATTATTCTTGTGAAAAATTTTCAATAGATTTAATAGCTTCATTACAAGCAACTTGTTCAGCCTTGCGTTTAATTTTATGTTGTCCTTCACCCATAAAAATCAAAACTTTAGTGTTTTCTGAAATATAATCGTGAATATTTTTGTAATTTTTAAAGAATGAAATATCAACAGCATCAGAATGTGTTAGATTATAAATAGGCTGTCCTAAACATAAATATACACCCATTTTATATCCTAGTTCGGCATCATGCTCAATTTCTAAATAATGTGGTGTAACTTTAAATTCTTTTTGAATCTTAACTTGAAGAATATTTTTATAATTATCATCATTTTGAATGAGAGCGACCCAATCTATATGTGTTTCAAAAATACGATAAATAAATTTCTTAGTCATTTTGAAGCCAGGACTTTCATCATCACAATTTTCTTCAGATTTAGGATTATGTGTTTCAAAATTTAAAAATAATGCTCCAATAAATGACTCGAATAAGCAGCCAAGTTTTTTAAGGTTAGTCCTGATTTTCTTTTCTTCAGCATGTTTAGATAATATTAACCATTTATGTAACCCCATTTCTAGTGCGATTTTTCCGATAGCTTCATTTTTAACTATTGCGATTTTTTTTTCGGTCATAAAACCTTCATTCTCTTTAGGAAATCTTTTATAAAGATAAAGTTTAGTATGACATTCTAAAATTCCATCGCCAACAAATTCTAATCGTTCATTAGATTTAGAGCTAAGTGGTAAACAATCAGATGGTCTCTCAACGATTGTAATATTTTGTTCAACATTTTCATAGTGAGGTCGTTTAGTATAAGAACGATGAACAAAAGCACGTTGAAATAATTCAAGGTTACGAACAGTTGGTGGTAACCCATATTTAGAAAGAATAGATTGTACTTCGCACAATGTAATCTTTACATTTAGAGGATTGTAAGGGTTAAATACTAATCCATCTTCAGTTTTAATAAGGTCGTCGTCGTGGGCTTGTTTGATTTCTGTCATTTAGATAGTATATGGATTTAGCTTTAAATATGTTTAAAAAATTGAATATTGATAAATAATATAATAGTAGTATTAAGGCAGTTTTATATAATAAACAAAATACAGCTGGCGAATTTATTTTTAAATATTTAGATTAAATTAACCATTTAAAAAAAAATAAAATATTATTGTAAATTATAAAGATGGTATATATGTCTGGATCTAAAATGGCTCGTAACGCCGCATCAATTACTAATTTACCAACATGTGGTGGAACTGCGAAAAAAGCTGGAACTGCCCCACGTGTTGGTTGGTATTTAACTAGCAACACTATGTTAATCGGAGCTCCTCAAACGGTTCCTCTTTTCTGTATTCCCAGCAGAACTATCCAAACCCAAAAGTACGGATACCGTGCTACAATTGGTGGAAATATGGGTTAAATTTAAAAACATATTTTATACTATTTTGTATTTTTCATTTTATAATAAATTATATAATTTATACTAAAATGATTTAATAACAAATTACTTAATAAGTTATGATTATTAAGATTGATACTAGGGAATGTGCTCTTCTACAACAAATTAACAATCAAATATCATTTGTTCCAATTTTCAAATCAATAGAAGTTAAAACAGAAACATTGCCAATTGGAGATATTATTATTAATGATGGAACTGAAGATAAGCTTATAATAGAGAGAAAAACTATAAATGATCTTTTATCAAGTATTAAAGATGGACGTTATGAAGAGCAATCATATAGATTAAATGGTTTAGACCATCATAATCATAATATTGTTTATTTAATTGAAGGTGACGTTAATCGTGTTAATAGGTTTAAAGTAGATAATAATGTAGAAAAACTTACAGCATATTCAGCTATGCTTTCATTAAATTATTATAAAGGTTTTTCAGTATTTAGAAGTTTCTCTCTAGAAGAATCATCTAATATTATTTGTAATATGGCTTATAAGATTGGAAAAGATTTAAATAAAAAATCATATTACCAAAATAAAGTACAAATAGAACCACAAAACATTATTATAAATGAATCAGGTGATAAAAATGATAAAAATGATAAAAATGATGAAAATGATGAAAATGAAAATGAAAATGAAAATAGTTTACCTTCTAATAAAGATTATGTGAGTGTTATTAAAAAAGTGAAAAAGGATAATATTACACCAGATAATATTGGAGAGATTATGCTTTGTCAAATACCAGGTATAAGTTCTGTTACAGCCTTAGCAATAATGGAAAAATATAAAACGATCCCTAACTTAATTAAAGAAATTGAACTTAACAATGATAGTTTAAAGGATTTATCTTATACAAACGCAAAAGGTCAAGTTAGAAAAATTAATAAAACAAGTATTTTAAATATTGTAAAATTTTTATTGAAAAAATAAAAATATAATATATGAAAGAGTTTTACAACCTATTTTTATTTATAGCAATTTGTTTCGTTATATTTATTTTATTTAGAAGTTTTAATTATAATCCTTTGAGAGAAGGAATGACAGATGCTTCAGGTAATTCAACTACAGTTACTGCTCCTCCGAATGGTATAGCAGGTAATGCTGCTGCTTATTCTGCCGCATTAAAAGCAGCTACAATTAAATCATCAGATACATTTTTAATTAGTAAATATCGTTCTGATTATGAATCATCAATTTTAAATTTAGATGATTTAATAAATAATTTAATGTTACATACTACTTTAACATTTGACCAAACAAATCCTGATAAATCAATTCAAAAATTAGCACAAATGCAGCAAGCAAAAGTTGCATTAAATTCAGTAATGAAATTTGTCGATGCTACTAGTTAAATTATTATTTAATGATTTTTAATTAATAATTTTTAATTAATAATTTATGGTATATAAATTGAAACTTGGTTTTGATTATAATATCCTTTATCAACTAAATCTTGAGTGTATTCAGCTCCTCCCCAATTTGGGTCCATTGGATCAGGACTAACAGGAGCTTTTTCTTGAGCTACATTCATCATATCTAATGGTGTAGTTGTACCTACATAATATGATGTTTGATCATGAGCAGGATATCCTTTATAATTATAAGGTGGGTCATTATGTGTAGCATCAACTAAGAGTGTAGGATTAGGATATGCTAAAGAATCTGGAGTACCCAATGAACTTTCCATAATAGTTTTTCCAGAAGAACTAGCAATTCCAGGTGTAGAAATTGTTGATGGAGGAAGTCCTGCTTGAGGTTCAGATACACTAGGCCTAACCTTATAAACACTGTTGCCTTGCGCATCATAACTAGATTGTAAATAAAGTACTGGGCATCTTATGTTCTGACTTCTTTGCCAATCTAAAAATTCTGTATAATCTTCTAAATTATCAAACTCAACAGGATTTACACCAGGAACTTGTGCCAACTTAGAGTTATATAAATAAAATCTTGAACCTTTTTGAATAAGTAAATTTGGGCATCTTGGTTGAGAACTCTTATTGCTATAACCCTCAAGATATTTAGGGTCAGAACTATTTACATAAAAATATAGTCCAATTAAAAATACCAATATAATCAATAGTGCGTTAAGTGTCATTATATATTTATTATGATATTATTTTCTATATATTTAATATAATGGTTTATCTAGAAATTAATAAAAAAAATTACAATAAAGGACACCCAACATTAATTCAACAACTAAATAAACATTTGTCGAACAAACATAATAAAATATTTATTTTAATTTTTATGGAAGGTTGCGGACCTTGTAATGAAACACGACCTGAATGGTCTAAATTAAAAAATATAACCCCAAAAAATTTAAAAAATGTTGTTATTGTTTCTATTGATAAAGACTTAGTCGGTAAAGTAAATAACCTAAAAGAAGCTAATAGTTTTCCTACAATGAGGTGTATTACAAATTCTGGAAATACTGTTGAAAACTATGAAGACTCTAATATATCTACAAAGGATAGAAAGATTGATTCATTTGCTGAATGGATTAAAAGTAAAACTAATGAAAACAACATCACTAAAACTGAAAATATAAAGAAATCTAGAAAAAATAAAAAAACAAACAGTAAAACTAGAAAAATTAAAGGAGGCAAATGGTCTCTAAAATATAAACATAGTATTAATTGTAATAATCCCAAGGGTTTCTCTCAAAAACAGTATTGTAAATATGGTCGTAACAAATAAATAAATAAATAAATAAATATATAATTATTATATGCGTGAAATAATTTTAGAATTTATATTTGGATTATTATCCGGTTTATTTTTAGGAGTAACTGGTATAGCTCCCACTGGTTTATTACTGTTAATCTTTGAATATTTTAAAATAGGTGATTATACTAGCAATTTAGGGGCTTTATTATTTTTGAATTTATTTCCAATATCAATTGGTTCTGTATGGGATTTTTACAAAGCCGGTAAAATTAATTATAGTATGGGATGGGTAGTTTTATTATCAATTATTATTGGAAGTTTTATAAGTTCTAAATATGTTGTTGGAAACAAAATTAATTTAAGTAAAAAAACACTTAAATATATTACATCATTATTAGGGTTTTTTATATTTGTTTTATTTTTTATTTCAGCTTTATATGAAAAGAATTAACACTTAAAATTTTGTTTTGAGTAACCAATTACAGCGCAAGCAATTCTTTTTCCAGCATTACCAGTTTTTAAACTTTCAGAATTTCCTCCTTGACCACAGTCATCAACATCTTCATGAATTATCAGACCTCTTCCAATAATATTACTCTTAGATCCTCTAAGTTTAATAACATCATCAAAAAATGTATATGTAGCTTTTCCTTTTGAATTAGTTTTTATATTTCCTAAATCACCAACGTGTCTTTCTTTCATACCAGGACATCCATGTGTTTTACCATAAGGATTAAAATGAGCACACATACTAGTACATTTATCGCTTAAGTCGCCTGCCTCATGTACATGAAATCCATGTAATGAGTTAGGTGATAACCCAGATAAATCTAAATCAATTTGAACCATATTACTATTTAATACTTCTGTAAATTTCACGGTTCCATTTATTTCTCCAACAAATACAGCAATTGCATAAACAGGTTTGTCGTTCATATAATAAATATATAATAAATAATATATTCTTTATGTTTATTTATTATATTTAAAAAAATTGATTAAAAATAAAAGAGATAAACATAAATTACTATTATTAATTAAAATGGAACATATCCTAAGAGTTTTTGATTATAATGTCTACAATCAACAAGATTCATCAAGAGATAATGATGAAGAAAATGTGTATAGAGATACTAACGCATTTATGATTCAAATGTTTGGTGTAGATGAAAAAGAAAAAACATATTCAGTTAATGTCGAAGGTTTTAAGCCATTCTTCTATGTTATGGTTAGAGATGATTGGACAATTGAAATGAAAGAAAAATTTATTAACCATTTAAAGGATAAAATAGGTAAATATTACGCAAATTCAATTACCGAGTCAAAAATAATTAGAAGAAAAAAATTATATGGTTTTGATAATAAAAAAGAACACAAATTTATTTTTATAGAATTTGCTAATTTAAACGCATTTAATAAAGCTAAAAATTTATGGTATTCTGATTATCAATCAGGACATATATTATTAAAAAATGGTTATAATTATCTTGACACTGATGTTAAATTATACGAAGCTAATATTCCTCCATTATTGCGTTTCTTTCATATTAAAGATATTAGTCCATCTGGATGGATTGCTATTCCAAAGAAAAAAGTTATTGAAAGAAAGAATGAATTAAAAAATGTAAATTGTGATTTTGATTTTACTACTAATCTAAAAAATATAATACCATTAAATGATAAGGAAACAAGAGTTCCATATAAAATTATGAGCTTTGATATTGAAGCTAGTAGTAGTCACGGTGATTTCCCTGTCCCAATAAAAACATATAAAAAATTAGCAACTAATATTGTTGAATATTTTGAAAATGTTGGCGTTGATAAATACGATAAAAACAGTATAAAAGAAGTTCTAACAAGCATAATTCTTACAGCATTTGGTTATGGTAATATGGTTGAAATTGATTTAGTATATCCTAAGAAACAACCATCTTCAAAAGAATTAGTTATTGAATTATGTAACAAATGGCTAGACTGTAAAGTAAGGAGTTTAAACAAATCTGAAGACTTTAATCAAGCAAATTCGTTAGAATCAATATTTGATAGAATTTCAAAGGAATTTGAAAAATCATATGCGAATGATGATGATGATGATAAAAGTGATAATGGTGATGGAGAAACATCAGGACCTAGTTATAATTTTAATAATAAATTTGTCAAAGAATATTCAGATAAAAAAGCAACAATAATTGATATTTTATTAGATAAAAAATTTGATCGCGAAGGTAAGCTAAATGAATTAAATATATCTCTTAATTCAATATTCCCAAAACTGGAAGGTGATAAAGTAACTTTTATTGGTTCAACTTTTATGAATTATGGAAACAAAGATCCATACTTTAATCATTGTATAGTATTAAATACTTGTTCAGATATTCCAATGGATAATAGTGTAGTAGAGTCATATAAAACAGAAGAAGAAGTTTTATTAGCTTGGCAACAACTTGTTCAAAGAGAAAATCCTGATATCATTATTGGTTATAATATATTTGGTTTTGATTATGAGTTTATGTTTAGACGCGCTGAAGAAAATAATTGCGTGGAAGAATTCTTAAAATTATCTAGGAATAAAGAAGAAATATGCGGTACAAAAGATAAAAATACAGGAAAATGGAAAATTGAAGAAAGTAGTATTCAGATTGCTAGTGGTCAACATGATTTAAGATTTATTAAAATGAATGGTAGACTTCAAGTTGATCTATACAATTTCTATAGGAGAACTGAAAATTTAACAAGTTATAAATTAGATTATGTTGCTGGTAATTTTATTGGCGATTATGCGAAAAAGATTGAAAACACAGAAAATTCATCAATCATTTCAACAACTAACTTAACTGGATTATTAATTGGCAGCTATATACACATTGAGGAAATTGGACATTCAGTGGATTATTATGAAGATGGAGCAAAATTTATTGTAACCGAAATAGATAAAGATAATTGTAAATTCAAAATTGATGGTATTGTTAATCCTGATTTTAATAAAAAAATTAGATGGTGTTTAGCTAAGGATGATGTAACACCAAAAGATATTTTTAGAATGACAAATGGAAATGCTGACGATAGATCTGTAATCGCAAAATACTGTATTCAGGATTGTAACCTAGTTCATTATTTATTTAACAAATCAGATATTCTTACTGGATTTATTGAGATGGCAAAAATCTGTAGTGTACCAATTAATTTCCTTGTAATGCGTGGACAAGGTATTAAGTTACAAAGTTTAATTGCTAATGAATGTAGAAAAATTCGAACACTAATTCCTGTTATAGAAAAAGGAGATCTGGATGAAGGTTATGAGGGTGCTATTGTTTTACCACCTAAATGTGATTTATATCTAGATAATCCAGTTGCTTGTAATGATTATGCTTCACTTTATCCAAGTTCAATGATTAGTGAAAATCTTTCACATGATAGTAAGGTATGGACAAAAGAATTTGATTTAGCAGGAAACTTAATTGAAGAATGGGGTTATAAAGATAATGAAGGAAATTATCTGTATGATAATTTGCCTGATTATGAATATGTAGACGTACCATATGATACATATAGATATTATAGAAAGAATCCCAAAGCAGCAGCTGAAAAAATTAAATGTGGATATAAAATTTGTAGATTTGCTCAATTTTCAGATGGTGAATCAGCTATTATGCCAGCTATTCTTAAAAAATTATTAAAAGCTAGAAAAGATACAAGAAAAATGATTCCAAATCAAACAGATGAATTTATGAAACAAGTGTTAGAGCAAAGACAATTGGGTTATAAGGTGACAGCAAATTCGTTATATGGTGGTTGTGGCGCGAAAACGAGTTCATTTTATGAAAAAGATATCGCAGCATGTACAACTGCTATGGGACGAAAGTTGTTAACATATGGAAAGCGAATTATTGAAGAATGTTATAGTAATAAAATTTGCGAGACAAAGAGACATGGATTAGTTTTGACAAATGCTGAGTATATATATGGTGATAGTGTAGCTAATTACACACCTATTTATATAAAAATTAAAGACGAAGTTTATATTTTAACCATTGAAGAGCTTGCTAAAAATTATGGTAATGATAACTGGATTATTTGTAAAGAAGAAGGAAAACAAGATAAAGAATATTGTGAATTAAATAATGTTGAAACATGGACAGAAAAAGGATGGACAAAATTATTTAGAGTAATTAGACATACATTAGCATCACATAAAAAAATGTTACGAATTTTAACGCATACTGGATTGGTTGATGTAACAGATGACCATTCTCTTATTAGAGGAGACGGAAGAGAAGTCTCACCAAATAATATTAAAATAGGTGAACATTTATTACATCATAATATGCCAATTTTAGCAGAAGAATCAAAAATCCTTCCATGTCCATCATGTAATTGGCAGGGACAAAACATATTTTATCCAAAAACAATGATAGAAGCAGCAGTTATTGCTAATAGAATCAGCTATGAAGGATTTAATGTTAGAATCAATGATCCTTGTCTCTTAAATAATTCACAATTTTGTCTAAGCGTTTGTGATTATAATCCTATGTTAACAAATAAAATTGTTGATATGAAACAAATTGATTATTCTGGTTATGTATATGATTTAACTACTGAAAACCATCATTTCGCAGCTGGAGTTGGAAATCTAATTGTTCACAATACAGATTCAGTATTTTATACATTTAATCTACAAACCCCAGATGGTCAACCGATTAGAGGAAAGAATGCTCTAGAGATTACAATTGAATTAGCTCAAGAAGCAGGTGAAATAGCAGCTAAGTTTTTAAAAGGACCACACGATTTTGAATATGAAAAAACATTTATGCCATTTTGTTTATTATCTAAGAAAAGATATGTAGGAATGCTTTATGAAACTGACCCTAATAAATGTAAAAGAAAAGAAATGGGTATTGTTTTAAAGAGACGAGATAATGCGCCAATTGTGAAGGATGTATATGGTGGAATAATTGATATTCTTATGAAAATGAAAAGTATTCCAGATGCTATCACATTTTTAAAAAATTGTTTACAGAATGTTGTTGATGAAAAATATCCGATTGATAAATTAGTAATAACTAAATCATTACGTTCTGGTTACAAAAATCCACAAGGTATAGCACATAAGGTATTAGCTGATAGAATTACGGCAAGAGATCCTGGAAATAAACCTGGACCAGGTGATAGAATACCGTTTGCTTACATAGTTGTTCCAGGTAAAAAAGTTTTACAAGGTGAAAAAATTGAAACACCATCATTCATCTCAGAAAATAATTTAAAAATTGATTACTCATTTTACATAACAAATCAAATCATGAAACCAGTTCAACAGTTATTCGCATTAGTTCTTGAAAAAATTTGGCTAATGCAGGGTAAAAGACCTAAGTTGTTAAAATATAAAAAAGATGTTCAAGCATTAAAAGAAAAATATATTAATGATGAAGATAAATTTGAAGAAAAATTGGAAGAATTTCGTTGTAAAGAAATAAAAACATTATTGTTTGATGAATATTTAAGAGAAACAAATAATGAAAAAGCTGGATTACAAAGTCTTACAAAATATTTTGGCAAAAAGTAAGTATTTAAATTTTGTGTAAAATAAAAAATTGTTTATTAAAAATTTTTTATTTGATTAATTCATTATTATTATTACAAAGTAACTCCAGAACAATCAGATTTATTTGTTGTAAAAAGTCCCATCATTTTATTGATCATATTTCTGATTTCTAATATGCCTTCTTCCAAACCATCTACACGTTCTGAAAGATTAGCGACTTCATCCTCTTCAACGTCATATTCATCATCATCATCTTCATCGGCTCCATCATCTAAATATTCCTCATCAGCATTATCCTCCTCTGATTGTTCAGAAGATGAATCATCGCATTCAGATAAAAAATTTTGTATCGTCTTTGCCTTTCTAGTTACAGACATAGTAGAATTTAATTCATGATTATTACTATATAATACATTATAATCAGCAAAACCTTCATTATCGAGCTTAAACATAATAGCATTAGGTGTTCTCTTATGTTTTTCAGCAATTTGTTCAACACTCCATCCTAACAACTCAAATTCTCTTTGAAGTGAAAGGATTTCATTAACAGACCACTTATAACCAGTTCTTGAATATGTACTCATTATATTATACTTTTATACTTGTATTATCTTTAAATAGATTTCATAATTATTATTATCATTTATCACTATAAACTGGAGGGTTAGTGTTAATTATCCATATTAGAGAATATATCCAAGAACCAATAAGTATCCACATATTATTAATAATATTTGCAGCATTGTATACAATCCATCTTAAACCCTGACAATGAGGCGATGTTATCATAAACGGTGACATAATAAATCCAATAAATGTTTTCGGAACACAAAAATTAACATATAAATGTGCCGAAAAATAATGTAAACAAATCCATAAAATATAAATACCTGATATTTTAAATAAAAAATATGTTGTTTTAAGGATGATTAAACAATATTTAATTGAAATATTGTAAGTTTTTTCAAAAATACCGCCTTTTGATATTTTATCTAATTCTATGTCATTTTCATTTCTTATTTCTTCAATATTATTTTCATCATCAGAATTTTCTTTTTTAATTATCTTACGATTTTTAGTAGACATATTAAAAATATATTAATATTAATCTTTATATAGTATTAATATATTTTATGAGGAATTATTTAATCTGCTGGACAAATATGATGCTAATATATCGTTTGTAATATTTACAGAGTTACCAGACATATCTAATATCCTTGTTAAATTATTGTCAAAAAAACTTAAAATATTTCTATCAGTGCTTATAGTTCTCTCTATGTTGTTATTTGAAGGATCTGATGTTGGTTGTGTTGATGTCTGTTCTGTAAAAAATGTTGATGAATTTGTATTGTATTCTCTTATGTCATATCTACAAACTGGACAACGACAATTTCTATTAAACCAATTTGTTAAATGATCAGTATGAAATATATGACCACAATGTCTAATTACAGTAACCATATCATTATCATTAAATTCAACCATTGATATAGGACATTGGTTGTTAATGGGTCTAGAAATATCACAATATCTTACTCGTCTAGTAGCTGATTCTATTTGTGATTGGGTTGGATAAACCTCAACTGGTTGTAAAAAACTTTGTAATAATTGAGTGAATGTATTACTCTGATTATTTCTACTTACATAATTATCTGTTGATCTTAATGGTAATGAATATTCTGAATTTACAATTCCTATTAAATCAATATATGATTGGTTTCCTGAAGAACCTCTACTGTATGTATTAAATCTATTATCATTGTTTACCCATTCTCTTCTCTCATTATGTCTATTACGTCTATTACCATTACTTTGATTTGTATTTAATATTTGGACTATTAAACTTCTAATTTGATCATTTGTATCAACTAGATTATTCAAAGAGCTTGTTATAAAATTAATCTGTCTGAGATTATCATTATACATAGTATTTAAAATATTTATCAATAATAATTGCTCGTTACTTATCCTAAAGTTGTTAGAATTTATACTCATCTAATAATATATATTAAAAAATCTGTTTAAATACATTATAAGTATTAATAATATTGTAAAAATGGATATAACAAAATATAAAAATTATGGTTTAAGTGGTCTAGCGAATCTGGGTAATACTTGTTTTATAAATTCTTCTATCCAAATTTTATCGCATACTTATGAATTCAATAATTTTTTAGATAACGAATCTTATAAATTAAAATTAAAAAATGTATATGATTCAGCTCTATTAATTGAATGGGATAATTTAAGGAAAATATTATGGAAAGAAAATTGTATTGTTTCACCAGGTAAATTTATAAAAACTATTCAAAAAGTGGCAGGTTTAAAAGGTATGGAACTTTTTACAGGATATTCACAAAATGATGTTTCAGAATTTTTATTATTTTTAATAGACTGTTTCCATACATCATTGTCGAGAGGTGTAAAAATGACTATTTCAGGTAAACCAGAAAATGATAAAGATGAATTAGCTATTAAATGTTTTGAAATGGTTAAAAAAACTTATTCAAAAGATTATTCAGAAATTTGGAATTTATTTTATGCTGTTCATGTTTCCGAAATTACAAGAATTGATAATGGAAAGGTCCTAAGTGTAAATCCAGAACCTTTTTTTATGGTAGATTTGCCAATACCACCAAATATTAAAGAACCTTCATTGATAGATTGTTTTAATTATTATGTTGACGGCGAAATCATAGAAAATTATACAGATGAAGAAACAAATGAAAAAGTAAATATCAGAAAACGAATAATATTTTGGTCATTTCCAAATATTTTGGCAATAGATCTAAAAAGATTTAATAACAGATTTCAAAAGAATCAAATGTATGTGAATTTTCCTCTCGATAATTTAGATTTATCAGAATATGTTATAGGTTATAAAAAGGAAGTGTATAAATATGAATTATATGGTATATGTAATCATAGTGGAAGTGTTATGGGTGGTCATTATACTTCGTATGTAAAAAATGCGAACGGAAAGTGGTATCACTATAATGATACATCCGTTTCAGAAGTGGGTGTATTAGAATCACTTATATCACCAAAAGCATATGTATTATTTTACAGAAAGAAAAATGTATAAAATATAAATAATTGAGTATTAATTTTTTAACTATTTATATAATATAAATGGAAGTAGTAAATACAACAACAACAACAGATCCAGTAAATATGTATAATAATTTTAACAATTTTATAATGAATCCTTTGATTTTCGTAATAATAATATTAATTGTTGTAGCTTATTATGCTTTTTCATCATCTTTAGGAAATGAAAATCTAGGAACAAAAGAAGGTTTTAATTCACAAGATAGTATTTTTGGAATAATAATTATTACTATTTTAGTAATTCTAATTTTAGTAAATGCTTTACAATATTTTTTTAGTATAAATGTTACAGGTTATATTAATGGTCTTTTCTCTCCAAAAACAACTGTTGATATAGTTGTAGACCAAAGTACTTATCAACCATCACCTGTTCCAGAAATAAAATTCAGAAAACAAGTGTTTAATGTACCTGGTAATTATTACAGTTATGAAAATGCGAAAGCTTTATGTTCTGCTTATGGTGCTAATTTAGCGACATATGATCAAATAGAAGATGCTTATAATAATGGAGCAGAGTGGTGTAATTATGGATGGTCAGCAAATCAACTAGCATTATTTCCAACACAACAAAAAACATATAATAATTTACAAAAAATAAAAGGTCATGAAAATGATTGTGGTAGACCAGGAATTAATGGCGGTTATATTGCAAACTCAAATATTAAATTTGGCGCAAATTGTTATGGTTATAAGCCAAAGATTACAGAAGAAGAAGAAGAACTTATGAAAACAGAGCCTGCTTATCCTAAGACTGCGCAAGATATTGCGTTTCAAAAGAAAGTAGATTTTTTAAAGAATAATTTAGATCAAATTTTAGTTTCACCGTTTAACAAAAATACATGGGGTGAGATTTAAATTATTGACTCATTTTTTAAATTATATATTTCTTGATAAATATTATTATTTGAATAATAAAATATTTTACGAATTAAATAACACTCAATAAATAAAAAAATACAAAAAATAATATACATTATTTTCAAAATTTTTTTTGAAATATATAAAATTATAAAATAAATATGTCTACCGTATGGAATATATTTATAAAAAAATATAGCAAAGTTGTTATTTTTAATAAGTTTCTCTCTACAAATTAAACATGTATTATTTTTTTCAACCCAAAGTTTAAGACAATATTTATGTATAAAACAATCACAATTACATATTTTATAATAATAAGATTGATTTTTTAGTGAAATAGGTTTTGTTTCATCAAAATTTTTAATTTCAAAACAAATCAAACATTCATTTTCTTCATTATCATTTAATTTGTAAATAATAGGTTGATTATCATCGTAATGCTCACATACTATAAAAAGCATTTTTACTTATATTAGATTAATACTTTAATATAAATAATTACACGGTTATTTTTTTCTTTTTGTTCCTCCTTTTTTAATAATATTTTTTTTGATTTTTCTTGTCATTTTCTTTTTCAATCCCTTAGCTGATGTATCATGATGTTTAACAAGTTCCAATAATTTATCATGTAAATCATCATTTATTACTTCATCATCACTATCTGAATTATCATGATCATGTTCCTTATATTTACCACCAACTAAACGATTATTATATGATAATGTCCAGTTTGGAACTACAAGATTATCAAATAGATCAGAAACTTTCTCATTACTTCCACCCATTTGTTCATTATTAATTGTCATTATAGGAGACATACCTGCTTTCATCATAATTGATTTAACACTAAATCCTCCTGAATGGATTCCTTCTTTAGTATCATTATTAAAAACTAATTCATCAGCACCAATATAATTCAATTCGTTCATATAAATTATTGATATATAAATTAATTATTAGAAAAGCGCTTTATTTCAGGAATAATTTTTATTTCTCTTTTTTGTTTAATGTGTTCTACTATTAATTTAACTTGACTTTCATTTTTAATAACTTCACTTAATGACTTTTCTAAATATTTAAATGTTAGTGGTTCTGGAACTCTTGTATTTGTAAATTTTAGTTTACCATCACCAATTTGAACAACAGAGTTAGAGAGATTATTTGAAGCAGCATAAGTTGTAATGTTTTTTTCAAGTGTGTTTCTTTTTTCTCTCAAATCTTTTGTGCGTTCATTTAATTCCTTAACTTGATTGTCTAATTGAACCCATTGTTTAATTTGATTTTCAAAACCATTTGAACTCATTATTTTATTTTATTTTGTTATAAAATTTATCTTTAATAAACTTAATTATCTGAAAATTTAATATTTATAATTGATTTAATAAATATTAAGTTTAATGATGTTTACGAGTTTTACCTCCTTTTCTTTTGCGACCATAACTTTGTTGTAAACCCAAAACAGCTAAAGGAACAATTGCTTGGTTAACTGCTTCAGCAATAAATCCTCCACGTTTCTTACTTGTTTTACCTCCTTTTCTTTTGCGACCATAACTTTGTTGTAATCCAAGGAGTCCAAAAGGAACAATCGCTTGGTTAATAACTTCACCTAAAAATCCACCTTTTCTGTATTTTCCTCCGGCTGTTTGAATTAAGGCTGTTTGAGCACTAGTTGGCATTTGAGATGGAGGAATTACATTTTGTCCTTGAACACCAATAATTGTATTACCAGGGATTTGTCCATAAGCTCCACTTTGATCCATTGTTCTATTCCATTGAGAATTTCCACTTCCATTTACATAATCTCCATATGTAGTTGCGGAACTATAATTTCCACCACTCATTTTTCGACTTCTGCTTCTGTGTCTGCGACTATTTCTTGGCATTATATAGAATATATAGAATAAAAATTCTTTATTCGCCTAAAATTCTTCCGCAACAAATACTAAATTAATTTACTGACTAACTGTTTGTTTCTGATTATTAAAATTAAAATAATAAGAATTGCTAATATCATTATAAATATTAAAAACACTAATGCTACTGTTATATATATGTATGGGTTTATCTCATATAAAATAAAATCTATAACTGGTTTTAATAACATTTTAAATTCATTTTTTATATCATCTCTTTTTAAAATATCAAGACATTGTTGGACAAATGAATCTTTCATAATTAATTATGAGAGAATTTATATTAAATTTTTGCGTGTTAATATTTATTAAATTTTCTATATTTCCAGTAATATGGATAATATTATTGAACCAAATGAGTCATTTGATTTTTTAAAAGTTTCTTTAGCGCATCCTGTAGGTATTCAAGGCGGTGCTTACTTTACAAAAATAGAATATAATAATAAACCATTATATATTCAAACTTCTAAAAGCTTAACCAAACAAGGTTTTGTTAAATCTGGCAAAAAATATTATTGTGATCTTATGTTTGATAAAAATTCCGAAAGACTTATTAATTGGTTCGAAAATTTAGAATCAAAATGTCATAAGCTAATTTACGAAAAAAGAGATGCTTGGTTTCAAGGAAATTTAGAAGAAAATGATATTGAAACTGCTTTTAATCCATTAATACGTGTTTATAAATCTGGTAAATATTACTTATTAAGAACAAATGTAAAAAATTCTAAAGACGATATACCATTCATAAAGATATATAATGAAAAGGAAATTTCTTTAGGAATTAATGATATAACTTCAGAAACCGAAATTATTTCTATATTAGAAGTACAAGGAATTAAATTTACATCAAGAAATTTTCAAATAGAAATAGAAATAAAACAAGTTATGGTATTAGATAATGATCCTATTTTTGATAATTGTTTAATTAAACCTAATAAAAACAATAAGAAACATTTAGAAACAAATAATAATGAAACTCAATTTGAACAAGGTACTTTAACAAATATTGATGATTTAGCAATCGACAATTCTATAACTATACCAGCTCTTCAAGAAAGTACGAAAGTAATTGACGAAATTATTGATGAAAAAATAACTGGAGAACAAAAAAATGAAAATACTTTAGATACTTTAGAAGAAATCGATCCACTTGAATTATTAGACAGTGAAGAACCTAAGGAAGAAAATATAGATCTTGAAATTAATTTTGAAGATTTAACTGAAGATATTCAGGAAAATGATGATGAATTAAAAGATATTAACAATATAGATTTAAATTTAGACAAAACTGATTCTTCTATTAAATTAAAAAAACCTAATCAAGTTTATTTTGAATT